CCTTCAGTTTTAGTAGCCGCAGCTCCAAAACCAGAAAGCATAACTTCTTCTTCGAACGCACGATCAGACGTTTCTGTAGCGAAAATTAACGCTGCTTCATTGTCGTATCTATTGTATTCCAGGCCAAATAGTGCATTTAAACCTGGCTCTAGTTCTTTAACTAGCTGTGCTCGTGATATTGCCATATTATGCTCCTATTATGCTAAGCCTGCCGTTCCAGTCTTATAGAAGTGGTTATTAATTCTAACTAACACGTCTACATTTACTACGCCTGCATCAGAGTTATCTACATCTTGAGAGATGTCGATAGCCTGAAGGACGACAGTAGTTTGTATACCTGAATTAGAATAGTCTAACTGAACTTCTGAAGTACCGGTCACGGTATTACCCGAAACATTAGTTACATGAAAATTTTTAAAAATATCAGCAACTGCAAATGCTCCATCAGAATCTACTTTATAAACTTGATCCGGTGAATCAATAACGAATGCTATAATGTCACTCGCTGCGATTGTACCAGGATAATAGTTTTTCCAAGTAGGCTTCGATGTTGTCGGGTCTGTATAAAAGCAACCGTTAAAAACACCTACCACAGGTGTACCGCTGCCAGCACTATGTCGTGCAATTCCCCCGCCAGTGACTGGAGTTACCAGGTCACCTTGGAAAATTGCTGTTCCATAACTACTTGCAATACGATATCTGTTTTGGGCATTAATAAAGTCACTTCCATCTAAAGATCGGACTGGTTTCAGCCCAAACTTTTCCGCGACATTAGCCATGTCTTATTCTCCATTTTTGGTTAAACAAATATCGGTAATGGACTATTTCAAAAAAATTATTGTTTTCGTCCGCCACCAAAAGTTACCCGTGACTGTCTATCTATATTGATAGGCATTCCCGGTCGTTGTTCCTTCATAAGATCACTATCTACCGCGGTCATTTGATCAGCTGAGATTCTTTTAAAATAATCAGCGCGCGATCGTGCGATCTCTTCTGGTATCCTTGCCAACACAAGGCCTCCAACCCCAATCAGACCAGCGTATTTTCCTTCATGAATTTTGGGATATTCATTTTCACCGATTTCACTTAATAGTGTATCGGATCTTAAAAATACCCAACCTTCTCTAAGTCTTTTGGATACATTAGCTGAATCCATAAAACCCATACTTTCAGTTCTTATCCATCTCTGAACAAAACCTTTAGGCGCTGGTGGCGCATCGAGACTGTTCGGTGGCGTCCAAGGTTGATTACGTTTTTCCTTTGATCGTTCCTCTGACGCGCGTGAGGTCTTTTTTACTTCCTTCATGCTTCCTCCTTCACGTATTTAGCGTATTCTTCTAGTGGCACCCCTAATTTTTTTGAAATAGCAACCTGTGACTTGGTGAGTTTCACGGTTCTGCGTCCTTGTTGTTTTCTACCAGCGGAAGCAACCATTTGGACGGGTGCTCGTTGCTCGACTGCTTCTGTAGAACCTTCTGTAAATCGACTAGGAAAATAATCCTTCATTTGTCGATTAATTTCATTATAATAGTTGTCATCCTCCACATCAACCCCTCTACTCACCGCATCTTCATGTAGAGTCCATGCTGCGTTCGTCATGACTTTATCATTGCCAAACCACGTATTTTTTTGAGCCCATTGTTTTGCTTTTTCACTTGGTTGAGGCATACTTTCTCCGCCTTGCGGAAGATTCGGTTGATCAAGCTGGGCTTTTGCTTGTTCTTGTGATTCCTTAAGTTTTACCTCTTTGTCTGCGATTTGAATTCTTGCTTTTTCTTTTTGTACTGCAAGCTGAGTAAGCTCATCATTCGCTTTCATAATCAAATCAGAATTTTGAGTTTCAATCGCTTCTTTCAGTTTATTTTTTACTTGTTCGCGTTGTGAATCTACTCGTGCATCAAATTCTTTTAGATATTTGTCATCACTAACACGATATTGGTCTAAAGAATGATCATATTTTTTTTGTAAGCCTTTCGCAAAATCAAGAGCTGCAGACTCTCTTCGTTCTGCTTCTCGATAGCGATGCGTAAGCGTATCAATACGTTTTTGAACAGTCTTAGAGACTTGCTCTAGATCATCAACTTTCTTTTCTTCTTGAACAGGCTCAGTTTTTTTAGGTTCTTCTTTGGGTTCTTCTTCAATAAGAATTTTAGCTTTTTCTTTATCCTTATCAATATGTTCCGTGTAACCTAAATCAACTTCACCTACATTAAGATTGATTTTATCTTTAGGCTCTTCTTTTTTTTCAGGTTCTTTAACTTCGACGGTTTGTGCTTTAGCGTCATCCGTGTCTAGTTCCACTTCTTTTTCACTTGGTTTTATGTTTTCTGCTTCTGCCATTGTTCCTCCTTAAAACATATGAAGAATATCTTCGGGTTTTTTAATCGTCGCTATAATCTCATCATCATTTAAAATACGGTGTTCCCCGTATCTTGTTTTGAATCGAGATCCAGCATATCGCCCATAAATTACAAATTGTCCTTCTTTACACCACGGCCCACCGGGAAACTTTTTTTCATCTTTATAACAAAGCTCTCCCATCATAATGACTAAACCAACAACGGTTGTCATTTCAATCATTTCATGAGTAGTGTCGGATAAAAGAATTCCACCTTTGGTTTTCTTTTCTCCTGACCACGGTCTAATCAACATGCGATAACCCACAGGTTTTGGAAGGATGTTAATATATGCTTTAACTCCTTCTGAACTTGTTGGTATGGCCTGTCTTGTTGTAGAATTACCCGAACTAGGGATTTCTAATCCTTTGGGTTTGATTATCGTCGTCTCCATCAATATTCTCCTTTTGCAGGTCTTTTAAGTCCTGAAGCAATGCTTCTAATGCATTGAGTCGGCCTTTAGAATACTGGAGTTGCTCTATCGTGTCTATACCATGGCAAATGTGTTCTGTAATAAGCTTTATTTGCTCATTGATGCGTTTTGTAATGCGGCTAACGGTATAAGGATCAAGCATCTTTTTGAAAAACTATTTTAGTTTTACCTCGGTCAATTTGATTATATTTATAATAATGTTTTAACATATCCCAAATTAAACTTATATTAAATTTATCAATATCATCAAATACAAATACACAATTTTTCTTTGCTCGGGAAGTAAAAAATATAACCTCATTTAAAATATCCGTAGTACGGTGGGGCCCATCAAAATGAACTAAATCATAATGAGTAAGAATTCTTTTTTCTTTCATATAAATAGGAACACCGTCGGCAAAACGTTTAAAAAATTCAGTATCTTCAAGTTGATAAAGAGTAAAATTAGGATAATTTAAATTTTTTAAGAGTTCTGCTTTCATTTGATTAGTATAATCAGCTCTAAAATTTAAGGGAAGTTTTTCTCCTGTTTTTGCAACAATAGCACGAACATCATAATGTTGATAACTAATATTGCCATAAGGATCAATTCCAATATGCCAATGAGTTTTATCTTTGAAAGCTTCTAAAATGATTTTAGAGCCTAAGCCTTCTCGTACTCCAATTTCACAAGTTAATAATTTATCACCTTTAACATGGGTACAAGCATCTTTTAAAATTTCATATTCAGTACCGTCTCCAGCAATAGCCATTATTTCTTTTTAAACATATCAAGGCCTGGTTTCAAGCCATAAATGCTACCGAAAATTCCTACTGTTAGCCAAACGAACCATGTCGGTAAATTATTAAAATAAAAAAAGAAGAGATCAAGCTTCTCCTGAGCTGCCGGATCCCCACTGAAAACTGACCAAGCGATCAGAATAATAGGCAGAATAATAATAAATAAAACGATTTCGTCCTTAAATCCTTTTTCGTGGCTAGTTAACACCTGTCCTTTGTATTCAATTTTTCCTTGAGCCATGCGTTCTGCATGTAATAGAGCAGCATCAGACATATATTTTTTTTGATTCTGTCTATTCTGATAGACGTGTAAACCAGTTTTAGCAGCTAAAGATAATAGACTAAACCACGCCATTTTTATCCTATGAGCGTCTTAAAATAATCTGAATTTTCCAAAATAGTTTGTAAACCTTGAGGATCGGGCCCTTTTAGAGGGGGAGGACCAGATCTTTTACCTTTAGAAAAGTTTTTAATTTCTTGTCCTGTTGCATATTTACGTACCAGTTTTCCCTTCTTAGCATAAGGGGCTTTTGTATAATCATAAGGATTTGCTGCTACATTTTGTTGATTTCCATAAGCTTGAAAATTCCATTGATGACCAAAGCCTGTTGGCGCTGTAACAAGAGATCGAGTAGCTATAGTATTTTGTAATCCGTCTCTGTCACCTGGACCTCCTCCAACAGGAACGGGCGTA